ATTACAGCATCAAGATCAGCAATAAAAGCTGCCGTTGACTTTGTTGCTGCGCTTGAAAAAATAGAAAATGTTGTTTCTCAAGAAGGAATGCAACTTGGTGGCATTGGATCGAAAGGCGCTACACAAACAGCAATTTATGAAGATTTGCTGACCAAAGCAAGAAAAGCGGCAGAGCTTGGCGTATTAAACAAAGAAGATTTACCAAGATTGCAAGCCCAATTAAGTGACCCAACAAACCTTTCAACATACATAAAAGGTCTTGGCGGTCCAAGCTATTTCTTTGCTCAAACAGGTGAAATGAAAGATCGCATGATTCAAGAAGCAATGCGAACAAATTTGCAATTTGGTTTCCCGATCATGCAGCTGCCCCAATCATTTACAAAAAAACCACCGCCTCCAATTCCAACCACAACTGCAATCAAACCGCCACCAATAATTCAACAAATACTTGAACTATATCCATCAAGGAAGCAATAATGGCAGACCCAACTATTGACGATCTGTATAAATCGTTGCAAGCTGCTCACGCGGCTGGTGATACGCAATCTGCTCAAACCTTGGCCGACTACATCAGGTCACTGCCAGCACCAACGCCAAGCGAAAAGCAGATTGAGATGACTACTGGTGCGCCACTTAGTGTGAGGGCAGCAGTGGGTTCTTCTAGCACAATGCAGGACAAATTGGCAACGCTGAAGAAGTTTTTCCCTGACGCGCAACCATACGACAAAGACAACTTCATCTATACCGATCCAAAAACTGGACGGCCAACATTGATGAATGAAAAGAATCCTGTACTCTTTGGCGTGCCTTTGCCAACCATGGGTGATATTGCTGGCGCTTTGCCAGAGATTTCAGAGTTTGTTGGTGCTGGTACTGGAGCTGCGGCAATGTCACCTTTTGGACCGCCAGCTATGGTTGCAGGCGCTGGAGCTGGTGGAGCTGCATTCAAGAAGCTGTACGAGATGGGTATGCAATATGGCGGCCCATCAGTTGAAACCAGAGGCGGCACAGAGCAAGCGGCTGGCGTGACAAAAGATATTTTGATCAATGCATTAGGTCAGCGAGGTGGGCAACTTGCTGAGAAGTATCTGCCGCAATTACTGACACCAATTCAACAGCAATTGATGGGACTGCGCCAAGGCATACCGCAAGCAGCATCAAGACTTGGCATCAAATTGCCTGCTGGTGTGGCTACGCAAAGTCCTGCTGTTCAGCGTTTAGAAGCTGGACTCGCACAAACGCCTGGCGGTGCTCAAGTCATTGCCCCAAAGTACGAATTGATGCAAGAGCAGATGGGTACTGCCGCAAGAAATATTGCTGAAGATATTTCACAAGTTGGCAAAACTCCAAGCGTTATACCTACACCACCATTCAAAGAAAAAGGTGGACTTGGACAGTTTATTCAAAAAGGCGCAGAGGCTGCTGGGAAAAGGTTTGAAGAAAGACGCGAGCAACTTGATGATATTGTGGAAAGCGCTGTCGGATCAAACAATAGATTCCCAGCAACAAACACAGCTCAATTGGTTGCACAACTCCAAGCTGAAATTGCCAAAAGCCCACAAACACTTGGTCCAATTTATCAGCCAGTCATTGATCGTGCCATGCGTATTGTGTCTGATGCCCAATCTGGGTTTGGTGGCGTTCCATTTGCTGCGCTTAGAAAAGAGCGAACAAGCATTGGAAAAGATTTAGCTCGACCAGATATTTCTGGCCTTTCAGATACATCAAATTTTGCGCGTTTATATGACGCATTGCGTAAGGATGTATTGGCTGCGGCTAATCAGTCTGGAAACATCGCAAGCCGAGCAATCAAATTGCATGATCGATATGTAAGGTTCAATCGTGAAGTGAATTTGCCTGCACTACAAAAAATTGCAGATCAAAATCTTGATGTGAATGCCGTCAACTATGCAATGGCAGGCACAAAAGATGGCATGGGTAGACTCCAACTATTGGTGCGTAATTTCAAGCCAGAAGAGAGAGACACATTGGCTGCATCAGTTTGGCAACAGTTGGGCAATGCAAAAGCTGGAATGAAAGAAGGCGCAGATGTTGGTGTTGACAGTTATGAATTCAACGCCAATACATTCTTGACTAATTGGAATAATTTAAGCGACAGCGCCAAGCAAGTATTGTTTGGCGGTGAGAGATACCGCAACATTATTCCTGCCATCAATGATTTGGTAAAGGTAACAACTGGTGCGCGTGAAGCTGGCAAGGCCGTCAATGTATCAAACACTGGTGGCGCTCAGATGGTCACATCAGCTCTATTAGGCGCTAGTGGAGCGATTGGCGGTGGAATTGGTGGAGACATGACGCAAGCACTGCTTGGTGGCGCAGGAGCTTTAAGCGGTCTTGTTTTATCTAGCAACTTGGCGGCTAAACTTCTTGAAAGTCCAAGATTTATTCGCTGGGTATCAGACACCAGTAGAGCTGTTGTGAATAATCCGAACTCACTGACAACTCAAATCGCAAAACTGTCGGCAATTGCAACGGCAGAGCCAGGCATGAGCGATGCGATTGAGGCTTACTATACGCAGATCAAACCATTTGCAACAGAAATTCGCAGAGCGAGATAAATCATGGCCACCAATTACTACCAAGACCCACTAGGCGTACCGGACTACTCGGCTGAAGGGATGCCGAGTCTGTTTTCTCTGAGCAATCTGGAGTCTCTTGGGCGCGGATCGGTGGCCGGTTTGCTTGATCTGCCATACATGATTGAAGGAATGTTTAGAGGTGATGTAGACCCGCGTATGCCGCAGAGAAGGCGTGTTGTCCCATCATCTGAGCAGGTGCTGGCAACGACACCGCGCATGACGCAACCAACGCCACAGGCAGGCTTGCTAGAGACTGCTGGTGCATTCATGTCACCAGTGCCAGTGGCTGCTGTTAAGCCTGTTGCACAGGCTGTTGGTAGGGGTGGTAAAGCCGTTGCACGCATGGCGGGTGAAGAGATCAATGCCGCCATGATGGGTGAGCGTGGTGGACTGCTTGGTGCTGTGACACCGCAGCCGATGTTTGCTTATTTGCCAAATACTCCACTGAAACCAAATCCACTGGTTGGGACAAGATATCAAACTGAATATGTTGGCAATCTTGCACCAAGAACACCATTAAATCTTGAGGACTATGAGGGATATAGTCTATTGACATTCCCATCAGATATTACAAGTAGAGGACAAAAAGTCACTGGTTTCAGTGATATTTTATTGGATAGACCAATCATCACTGAAGGTGGATTTGCTTTTCCAAGAGATATTAAAAATATAGAAGATTTGAGAGCATATGCATCAATGCTGAGTGCGGCTCAAAGACAAAACAATAGAGTATTCAAAGCATTGGAAGAAAACAAAGCCCTTGGCGGAAGAGAAAAGGTGCTTGTTGCACCACACACCATGGCTTATGGTGCTGAAGATTTTTCAACAATGCCAACTGATGCATTGCTTTCACTTTATGAAACCGTTGGCGCAAAAAGAGATGTTGTCAATGAGCTAAATAAACGCATCAGAGAAGCTACTGTAAAAGGTGAAAAAGGTAAATTTTCAGAATTTGTCGGTTTGAGAGACAAAGGTTTGCGTGAACAACTTTTTACTGGTGAAGGTTTGACAAAAGGCAGTGCTGGCGATTTGCGAAAATTATTCACAGAAAAAATGGGTTCTGTTTATGGTGAAAAAGCATTTGGGTATAACTACCCTGATTTAAGAAGATCATTACTTGATCCTAATTTAGTTGAAGTGCCAAAGTACAGCCTTGGTGAAACATTTTATGAAGCGATGCCAGAGCTTGGCTTATTAAGTGGTGCTCATAGTACCTATTCGCATGGAATGCCTGGCGTGTATAGAGGAACATTGAAATCAGCACCAGTAAGAAATGTATTTGGTGATAAGTATCAGCAAATATATCAACAAACAAAATCTGCACCTAAAGTTGCAGGACAGCTTGCTGCCGGCAAAAATCTAGATTTAGATCAATTAACTATGGGTGCTTTAAGTTCTGGCGAAAGTGGTACTTCTTTGTTTCTTGATGCAAAAACAATCAAGAGACTGAAAAATTTGATGCAAGATTGATTCTTGTTGCATATTGATCAAGTGCAATTTTGACTTGTTCAATCAATTCTGTTTGCTCTAATTCAGTCAATGCAAAAAACTCATCCGATCCAGCAACATCAATGTCGGGATCTGTCCCTTGCCCAATTTCAATAATTAGTTTCATCATCTCTCTCCAAACAGTGCAGCCACCAGCGGATCACGCCGTGGCTTTAACCTCTTACCTCTTTCCCTTGCCAAGCGGAAAGCCTTATCGTCAAGTGACTCGCGCTCTCTGAATCTACGCAACCTCTCCATGGGTGTCAGTGGTGGAGGTTTGACGGCATCAGTGCCGATGCCATAGCGGTACACCGCCACCAGCACTCTGCCCGATCTGCGCCACTCTTGTATGTGGACAGTGCCAGCGACTCGCAGACGGTTGATCATCTGCTGCGCTGACCTCTCAGTGCAGTACACCTTGGCCGCCAGCTCTGGCGCTGTGCAGGCTGTGCGCTGAAGCAGATCAATGACTCGCGGGAGTCTTGCGGATTTCAAGTGTTGCGTTCCTTGAGTTTGTCTTCTGCCCACCAAACTGCCGACTGCCATGCCTGTTCAGTAACCCACGATTCTTTGCAGCCCTGTGCAATCTCCTCATCCGTCAGCCCCACCCATGTGCGCTGTGGTGGGGTGGTGTAGAGCATCTGCCCGACTTTGACGCTTCTGTTTGGCAGAATATCCGCCCAATAGCCGTCATCGTTTGCATCAACAATCGCCACAGGCTCTTGCTCTTGTGCCAAGGCTTCTTTGATGGCGGTGATGGCTTCCAAGGTTCTTGGATGTGCTTCGTCCTCGTGGTAGGCGTGTAACAACGCCTCAAGCGCCATGCGTAATGCTTCTTGTGTCATGCTTGCTCTCCTACAACCCAAACAGCTTTGCCGCCAGTAGTTTCAATTTCATCAAACTTCAATCTAATATATTGCTGTCCAGCAACACCAGCAGATTGAACATATCCTTGGATACCCCACGTTTTTAGTTCTGTTACTACCACCATACAAGCTCCAAACATTTCTTTGTCAGGATTGACTTGCACAATGTCACCGCATTTAATTTCATCTTGTGTCATGCTTGCTCTCCTCTGGCTCTGATTAATCTTGCGTAACCTTCAGTTGCTCTCGCAAGGGAGTCGTCAAAAGTATAGGCATCAAGTGCTTCTTCATCAACCAGCTTTGCACAGGCTTCACGCTCTTTGGTGGCTACAAGGTTGGCAAACTCAGTTAATGCGTCCATGTATATGCCATCACTATTACCTGTTGTCACAAGGCGGCATTGAATTGCAAACCGAATGATTTCATCTTGTGTCATGCTTGTCCCCTTGCTCTGATGGCGGCGGCGGCTTCACAAGCAAATTTGTGCCAGTCATAAGATGGTGAATCTTCAACAATCTTTGCACACGCTTCTCTTTCCTTGGCGGCTACAAGTTTGGTAAAGGCTTCAAGTTGTTGCATATTCAAAGGCACTCTGAAACTAATGAGAGTGGTTGGGTTTGTCCATGATGAATAAAGGCCAGACCAACCAGCCTTTTTTACCATCTCAACAATTTCATCTTGTGTCATTGCTTTTTCCTTTTCTCTGCACTCTCAATCAAATACTTTCGCAGCCACAGGCCGCCACCCAGTTTGCGCCATTCTTTGAATTGCTCCTGCGTCAACCGCGCCCCTATGATTTTGGGGTTGGTGGTTAACTCTGTCTTTGGGCGTGCCATCTATTTGTCCTCGGTCTGGTCCAACAAAAATTTGATGACGCAAAAGATCACCAGTAGCGTGATGGTGATGGAGAGCACCGCCACCAGCAAGAAGTTGATTACTGTTTCCATACGCGCAGCACCTTGGATTTGTGGATGGGTTCGTCAACCGCTGGCGCATTGCCAAAGCGTGGTGTCCAACCGTATCTGCGCCATATGGATTGCACATCAGCACCGCGAGTCGGCGTGAATGCGGCGTCAAACACATGAATGGTTGGCCATGTGATCTTTGTACCGTGTGGGGGTGTCCAGTTAAGTTTTCTCATTTTTGAGTCGCCAGCAATTCCATCTCGACATCTTTCACGCGGTCACGCAGTATGCTGACCTCATGCTCCAGCTCGGTGATCTTGCGCTGCATACGCTCTCTTGTCATGTTCTCCGCGTGCGCCCATCCGATCATCGTGCCCTCGGTGACTGCCATACGCGCAAACTTGGCGTATTCATCGCGGGTGAGGAATCCACCACCCACTTCCATGGGTGGCGTGAACTTGTTGACAGCGCGGTCAATTTCCATTTGCATGGTCTGAGACATTGTTTTCTCCTTTGGGTTGTGTGTTCCAGGCTTGCACCAACAGGGTTGCGTTATAGGGGATGCGTGTCACGGTGGACAAGAATAAGCCCTTACCGCGCTGTTTGCGTCCCCAAGCATCCATGGCATTGGTGTTCTTCAATTCGTTGCGCTTGACGGCGGCATAGACCGCGTTGGGCTTGAATCCTGCCTCCACCAACTCGGACATGGTCCGAGGTTCTTGGCAGTAGTCTTGCAGCTCGGTCACGCTTCCCTCGCTTTCATCATTGCGTCTGCCATCTTGTAGGAACAACGGGCAATTTCTTTTACATAGTCTTCATAGCTCAAATCGTAGTTTTCATGGCTATCATCTGGGTTTGCAAACATACCTTGCAAAGCCTTGGCCGCCATGTAGTCACGAAGCGTCATGCCAGGGTTGTATGGCGCAACCCCTGTGCCTGTTGGAAATGCTGGTGGGTTGTTCATGATGACCACCATGCGACAAGCAGTGCGGCCAAGCCTACACCAATGGCGAGGCACAGCAAGTAGTCAAAGGCAGCCTCGGCGCGTTTGCCGAGCTTGCGGTGGTTCTCCACCGTGAATGCGTGTTGTGTGTGGTTCATTTGGGACTCCTTTGGGTTGATTAAGCGGCATTCAAAGCTGACACTGGTGTGTAGCCATACTTTTTCCATTCCCTGCGAATCAGTGGGCTGTATGTGGCTTTGCTATTGTTCGCAAATGCCATTGCACTGTGAACTTGATTGCGAACTTTATAAATTTCTCTTTTGGTCATTTGGAAATCTCCTTGGGGTTGCGTTGTTGATGAGTGAATCATAAATGATTTGACTACCTTGTCAAGACCTTATCTTTATTCCCACACAAACAAGTCGGGTATTCTGCCCCTACAATGTCTTTGCGCGTTTCTGCTTTCGCGCAGTTGCCTTTTGGGGATCGGTTCGCTGATCCCCTTTTTTCCCTGTACACTTGACGCTTTCCACAAAACATGGTTAACATTGTAAACATGAAAGTATCTCAACAAGCCATTCAGGACATCAAGCACAAGATCGAGTCAGCGGGTTATCGGATGTCGGACTTGTGCCGAGTCGCAGAGATTGATCAGGCACAGCTCTCGCGCTGGGTTAACGGTCAGACAGAGCCACTTTACAGCACCGTCATACGATTGGAAGAGGCCGCCAATGCGCTGATCTCAGCGCGTTTGCAAGTACTCAACAAGGCCATGGAGGATGCCGTCAAATGAGCAAATACAGCGCAGAAGACATCGCAGACATGATGCGTCAAGCCCTGCAAACAAAGGTTGGATTCAGTGCGTGGACGGTATCTACGCCACATCTTGAGGCATTTGCCGAAATGGTGGCGCAAAAGGCTGTCGAAAAAGAGCGTGAAGAAATCATCGAATCTTTCAAGGCCCATTCAGCAATGCAACGCACAGAAAACGGCAGATATCCATCTCGCATTGGACAAGAGTTTTTGAAAATTGTTTTAAGCAGAGGTAAGGAATGACCAAATACAGCATTGGCATCGATCCTGGTCTGTCTGGCGCTGTGGCCGTCATCTCACCCGAAAGCCTCAAGATATTCGATATGCCCACAATGACGGTGGAGCGTAACGGCAAAGCCAAGCGGCAGGTCAGCGCCAGCGAGCTGGCCGAGCTGCTGTACCTGTACTCTGGAAAAGACTGTCATGTCTTCTGCGAGCGCGTGTCAGCAATGGCCGGCCAAGGCGTGACAAGTGTCTTCAGCTTTGGGCGCTCATTCGGCATGATTGAAGGCATCTTGGCCGCGTTCAAACTGCCTGTGACATATGTCGCACCGGCCACTTGGGTCAAGGCCGTTGGCCGTGGCCAAGGCAAAGATGCCAGCCGAGCACGCGCCATGGAACTCTTTCCAAACAATCAGGCCGACTTTAAGCGCGTCAAAGATGATGGCAGATCAGACGCTGCCTTAATCGCATATTGGGGCAAACACCATGCAAGATAAAGAGAGACAAGTCATGCGCGAGCACATCATCTGGCTGGGCACTCAGTTGGAGTTGCAACGCAAAGCCAATCAGGACAAGGTGGTGCTACTTAAACGCATCCTAGACCCCGAAGACCTTGGACACGCTGTCAGCCATGAGGTAAGGCAGTTGGCGTATCAGATCATCATCAACGATCACCACTTAGAAAGAGACACATGGCAACAAAACAACGCAGACTAAGACCCTCGGCATCATCACGGTGGATTGCGTGCCCTGGCTCTGTGAAACTCTGCGCTCAAGTACCGCAACGCCCATCAGGTGAAGCCGCGCAGCTTGGCACTGCCATTCACGCGCTGGCCGAGACTTGCTATCAGTTGGACACCGATCCCATGAAATTCATTGGCGAGGAGATTGAAGGCGTGATCTTGGACGCTGACGATTGTCAGATGGCACTCGACTACCTCACCGAGATTTGGAATATTGAAGGCTTGACAGAGCGCATGAATGTCGAGCACCCAGTCAAGTATCAGTCTGCTGAATACATCCAAGTGGGTGGCACTGCTGATGTCGTGGGTTACTCCATGAAGAGTGGCAAGGTCTATGTCACTGATCTCAAGACTGGCAAGGGTTATGTTTCAGAGGATTCGACACAGCTCAAGATTTACGCGCTTGCCTACACGCAGGGCATGGGGCGCGATTGGATCAAAGAATTCCATCTCACGATTGTGCAACCGCACTCAGGCGAGCCGCGCACTCTTGTGATGCCAGCAGCCGAGTTGTGGGAGTGGGAAGAGAAGGTACTGCGTCCCGCGATGATCGCCACACAGCTTGATGACCCGCCACTCTATATGTCCGAGTCAGCCTGCCAGTGGTGTGACGCGAAGACCATTTGCCCTAAACAGAAACAACAATTCGATGTTGTGGCCACACAGACTGACATCACCGCGATGAACAAAGAAGAGATCGCGGAGGTGATGAAGACACTCACGCCCGATCAGATCAGCGCCATTCTGGACAAAGCGCCAATGGTCGAGAAATTCATCAAGGCGGTGGAAGAGCACGCGATGCAGGCCATGGAAAAGGACGGCATGGTGCTGGCCGGTTGGCAACTTGCAC